CGAGAAAGTTGGCGTCGGAGAACGAGGACTTGAGCGCGACGGTGGTCTGCGTGCCGGGGATCGCGGAGATGGCGACGCCGTTCTCAACGAAAATGACCTCGATCGGCACCTGGTCGCGGCGCTTGAGGATGAGCGTCTGGAGCGCGACATTCGACGCGGCCGATTTCACGAAGCGCCGGTTTTTTTGGTCTAGGAAAAGTTTCATGCCGCTCGAGCGAGCGGCGGGTGTCAAATCGGGCGGCTCTCCGAGCTATTTCTGGAGCGGCTCGGAAGGATTAACCACAGAGGACACAGAGGACACAGAGACGGCTTCCCATTTGCCAATCGGGCAGCGCTCGGTCGCCATGCGGATCTTCGCCCAGGTGGAGCATCCGCACTTGCTGCAGCGGCCGGTGTTGTTCAGCGCGGCGGCGTCCCACTCCGGGCAGGCGCGGCAGGTCGCTTCGCGGGCGGCGAGGATGTCGGGCGGGGTGGGTGCGAAGCCGCTGGATGTCCAGTTGAGGAGGGACTTGCCGAGGCTGGCGGCTTGTTGCGGGAGGCTGGGAGGCGTAGCCGGGGCCATAGAAAACTTCGAAAGAAACTCGTATTCGCCCGCCGCGTTAAGCTTGTATATTTCGCTGGTCTCCAAGACCGCCGCGAACTCGCTTTTCCGCTCACTCGCGAGCATTTCAGTTTTTGTTTGAAATTTTGCAGGGGTGAATTTCATGGCCGCATTTCGGTGGTTGGTCCCCATTTTTCGGAAAGAGTGTTGTGCAGGGTTTGCACCCAAGTCCCCACCGCCGTTTTGAGGTCTCTGTATATAGGGATTTGTAGTTCGATAGTCCCACTCCTAACCCTAAAGCCCCCCTCCACCGCACCCGAGAGCCCTTCGTAGAACTCGGGCGCGTGAAAGCTCAGAGGTTCGCAGTAAAGTGGCCAACTTGGACATATTGGAGGCATCACATCATTGACATCGCAGCCATCCCATGGCTCCGCGCAACCACCTGAAGTAAACCCATTGCAGTTAGTATTATGCCATTTTGCTTGTTGCAATTTTTGGTTTAAGAGCGTTATCCCGTTTTCCGTAACCGTTGACCATACCGCGTCTTGTATTGTTGAGCTGAATGCATAGTCCATTTCGTGAACCCAGCAATCTGCATAATCTCCATAATGATCGGAATTGCACCAGGAGGAGTGAAAACTTCTCGCGAAATCGTGCGTGCCTTGCGCTTTAACTATGTCGCATGTGCAGTCTTCTTTTAAATAGTAGGTAATTTTTTCATACTTATTTTGCCGCGCAATGTTTTGAGTCTCGCCGAATGTTGAGCATGTAACCCCTTCCACTAGATTGCCCTCTTCATCATAGTATTCATAAGGGGAGCATGAAATGGAAAATGGCTCACGCGACCCATCGAATTCGCCAAACTGATAGCTCGGAAGTTGATATTCGAGCGTAATGTATTTAAATTTCGCCTTATTCGTTGGTTCGGTTGCGCCATACGAAAAAGCAGGGAAGCCGCAACTCGGCCCGGACCCACAACACCCGCACGACACCGCGCGGAGGCTAGCCTCGCCGTCGGTTTTGATCTTAATGGAATTGGCAGCAGATCTTCCGATGGTCATGACGCCTCACATTCCTCGGTGGCCAGCCAGGTTAGCGCCCCGCCGACGGCTCCGAGGACATGCGTTCCGCTCGACGGCACGGCGGGGATTTTGAGCTTCCGCGAAGGGTATCCGCCTTGGCCGGTCGTCTGGTCGATCAGCGAGGGATCGGCGTCGAGGGCGGCAAAATTAAAATTGCGCATGAGGTCTCCGGCGGAAATTTGCACCGGGTAGCCTCCTCCGCTGGCATTTTTTGCCGCGCGCGCTACAGCTTCGAAATCAGCAGGAAAATTCATCTGGATACATTGATCGTAGCATAGGAGATGACTGTCGGGCTCCCCACAACGGTTGCCGATACCTCATCGAAAGATCCAAAGCCTGTTCGGGTCAGACCTTTTAATTCGCCAGCGACCTGTATGGTGGAGGAGAGCCCCGAAAGCGAGAATTGAGCGGATGGATATCTGCCCTTGAGTGAGGCTTTTATTGAGTCAAGGGTTGTGGATACAATCGTGAAAGTCGTATCGGCGGGGGGGATAGGGATTGCGCTATTAGAGGCGGTGGCGGGCACGACGACGCTTTTCGTCACGGCGTTCAATGCCACGACAACCCCCATCCACACCGGCGTGGTCGGGTTGCTTTCGCCTTGTCCGAGACTTGAGAACACCAAATATGCAGGGACTTGCACGGTCTGCACTTCCATCGACTTAAAACTCCGTCCAGAGGTATTGCATCGGCCGTAGGCACAGGCGAGGTATTCGGTGAAGCCGTCTTCTCGGCGGCGTTCTTGCACCTCGGGGAAGATTTTGAGGCCGTCGATGCAAGGAGAGGAGTCGCCGTCGGGCATGTTGTTGCCGACGGCGAGAGTGGCACGGTTCGTCGCGGCGTTGGCGGTGAGGCCGAGATAGGTCTGCTCGACGCGCACGAGGCCGCTCGGGAAGGTGGACACTGAGCGGCCGGGTTGCGCGATGAGGCCGGAGGTGGATTTGTAGATTGTGTAACTCATTTGGCTCAGGCGGTGAGGGCGGCGACGGGCAGGCGGGGTTCGATTTTTTCGAGGAGGGTTTTGATGCCCTCGACGAGGCCTTCGAGGCCACCGCCGGATTTTTTGTCGGAGCCACTGGCTTGGGAGGCGGTTTTGCCTGCTTCGCCGGGCTTGTCTACGGCGGGGGAGGTTTTGGCGAGGGCGCCTGCTTCGCCGACTTCCTTCCCGCCGAGTTTGGCCATGCGATCGCGGAATGCTTGGCCTTTGGAGGCGACGCGCTCCGAAAATGGCAGGGCGGCGAATTCCTCGGCGGCTTGCTTGTCGGCGGCTTTTTGGGCGATGCTTTGCTCTTTGCGGGCGATGCGACCGGCGGCGCGCTCGGCTCCGGCAAAGTCTCCCCGAGCGATCGCGTCTTGCGCGGCTTTAGTGTTCTTGCCGCCTTTATCGACCGCATCTTTGGCGCGCGCTTCTTCGATGCTTTTGAAGAGCTTGGCGGATTCGGAGAGGTCTTGCTTGATCTTGCCTGCCGAGCCTTCGGCTTTGGAAAAGGATTTGGCGACCTCCTCGGCATCCCCTGCGGCGCCTTTGGTTTTCGTGGCGGTGGCATCGGCGGCGATGGTGGATTTCTCGAATTCCTCGCGGAGCTTCTTGCCGGACTCGGTAACGGCGGCCAATTTCTCGGAGGCGACGGTGGTGGATTCTTTGGCACCGAAGAAATCCTTGTCGCTTTTGTCGAGGCTATCCACGATCTTGCCGAATTCATCTTTGGCGCGAATGGATCCATCCACGATCTTCGCGCCGTATTCAGCCGAGGCGGCTCCGAGACCGGCGCTGAGTTTATCTAGGCCAGAGCCTCCGGCTTTCTCGAAGGATGTCTGGAAGGTGTTCCCTCCATTTTGCATGACGCCCTTCAAAGCGCTGTCGAGCTTGCCCGATACGAATCCAATCGGATCTTTCATCGCGGCTTGGAAATCCTGTGCCACAGCGGTGAGCACGCGGGAGAATTTGGTCGTGAAAAAATCCACGACATTCGTGATGGCTGCGCCTAGCCAAGTCTCGAAGGCACTGACTACACCGCGAATCGAGTCGATATAAGCTTTGGCGCTATCGATGTAAGCCTTGATAAGCGTGTTCCCGAGAACACCTGCAATGATGCTAGGCAGGTCGCTGGAGAAAAAGGCGGAGAGAAACTTACCTGCATCGATGAGCGAGTTGAGGTAGTTGTTCCCAGCGGTTTTCGCGCCTGCGATGAGCGCCGCGCCGAGGGCTTCGATAGCTGGCATGGGGGCCTTGAATGCGCCGATGAGGAAATCCGCAACACTCATCACCTGGCCCATGAGTTTCTGCCCCCAGCCAGCGGCATCGACGCCGGTCAGCGAGGTCGTGAAAGCAGACAGCGCAGGCAGGGCATCCTCGAGGAAGCCTGCGGCGAATTCCATCGTCTTGTTTTTGATGGCGGAAAAGTTGTCACCGAGGGAATCCATGGCGGAGGCACTGCGGTCCATCACGCCGGGGAGGCTGCCGAGTTGGCCTTTGGCGGCATCGATCTCGCCTGCGAAATTATTAAGCACCGGCAAAAGCTCGCCGCCGGATTTCCCGAAAACTTCCATTGCGGCGCGGGCGCGCTCGGCGGGGTCGGAAATGCCAGCGATCTTCTTGGCGAATACTTGCATCTGCTCCGTAGGGGTCTTGCCTTCCAAGTCCTTCATGGAAATCCCAAGGGCGCTCATCGTGGCCGATTGCTCCGCGCCCCCGGCAGCGGCTTCCGCCATGAACTTTTGAAGTTTGTTGATGCTGGTGCCGACCTTGTCGCCGCTGACTCCGGTGTTTTCAAAGGCGCGCTGGAGCACGAGGAGATTCCCGGCAGATTCTCCGGTGCGTGAGGAGAGATCGTTGAGCTTGCCGCCGAGATCGATGGCTTGACCGAAACCATCCACGACCGCACGAGCACCGGCCGTGGCGGCCTCGACGGCCATCATGCCGACCTTCACGGCGGCACCGGCGACAGCGGCGGCGGCGCCGATCTTGCCGAAGGACATGCCGAAACCTTTGGAGGCGTTCTTGGCGGCGTCCTGCGTGGCGCCGAGTTCCTTTTTGAGTTTGTCGATTGTGGACCCGAGGTTCAGGTCTTTGGCGGCGAATGTGACTGTTGCGTCGGCCATAGGTCAGGCGGCTTTCTGAAGTTGTTTGCGCTCGTAGCGGAGCATGTTGCCGAGTTGCTTGATCATTTTCTGGACGACGGTAACCACGGCGACATCGCGCTCAGACTCGCGGCAAACCTTGTCGGCATATTTGATTGTGTTGGTGAGTTTGATTCGCGGGTTCTTGAGGTCGTCCGCGTTGTCTTCGACGATGCCGAAATCATAATCGCCGAGGTGACGCGTGACCCACCTTGGGATGCCGCGAGTGGCGCTTCCGCTTGTTGTTTTTTTGATCTTCTTGGCACAGGCCGCCCAGCCGGATTTTGCAAGGCCCACCTTGGCTTGCTGAAGTGCGACATACTCATTGAGCGTGCTGGCAGGGACGAAATACTTATCGATAAATTTCCACCTTCCGATGTCGCGGGTGCCTGACCCGGCTGATGACATTCTGCCGTTTTGATAGGCTTTTTTGTGGATGGCCCGCATCGATCCAATGGTGGCAAATTGGCGGAAGTGCGCTCTGTCCGTGCCGTAGACCGTGCCGTCTTTTTTTACAAAAAGCCGAATGTTGCCGGAGCCGTAGGGCTCGGAATTCTCGGCGAGAAAGTCGGTGATTGGCGCGAAGAGACCATATCTCTTTTTGCCGCCCAAGAGGTCTCTGGCGACTGCCGCTTTCCCGACTTTGTCGTCAGTGCCAAATGGCTGCGTCCGTCGAGCGAGTTCCACGCACAGCAGGCGCGCATGGACGCGAAGCGTGTCAGCGAGAGACTTTCCTTTCACCTCACCATAGAAGCGAAACATGTCTTCAAGACCTGTGCTTTCGATTTCTATGGATGCCGAGCTCATGTGATTTTCGCAAACGCGCTTTCTATTGCCGCGAGGGAGTCAAAATCCGCGTTCGGAGAGCGGCGCAGATATAGGCGAGGAACGCCATGCTGGAATGAATCGGCGTCCAAGATTTGCAGCCCGGCAGCAAAGGGGACTTCCCACATGCAGGCGTGAAACCCCCAACCGGTGATGCTTGCGAGGCGGTAGACATAGGATGCAAGCCAGTTGGGGGATGCTACTCCCCCGAGGTGGGGCTTCCGGTGGAGGGGTGCTTGGCTTTGGTCTCGGCGGCGTTGACTCGATCCCAGGCGGCGGAGACGAGCTTCGAAAGTTCGTTCTGGTCGTCGAGGTCGGCGATGTTCTCGAGCTGCCAGCGGCGGACGGCGCGGTTGAATTCCTCGGGGTCGCTGTCAACGGCGAGGACATCCTCGAGCGGCGCGGAGTGGACGAAGGCGAAGGCGGCGACGAACCAAAATTCATCGCGCTTCTCGAGGAGGTTCGAGCGGATGATGGAGATCGTGCCGGGGACGCAAGGGCGGAGCGTCCACTTGCCTTTGCGCTTGGTGCCGTCGCGCATGGCTTGCTCGCGGAGGGCTTCGTCGTCGGTTTCTAGTGTGTCGTTGGATTTGTCGTTTTTGTTTTTCATAAAAATTTAGCGAAGCGCTTTTTGTCGGCCTCGGTGGCGTTCTCGGAGATCGAGACGATCTTGCCGTTTCGCTCAAAGACGAGTTGGCGCGGGGTGGCCTTGACGACGCTGACGAGGGTGTCGCGGGTTTGGAGCAGGGCCACCAAATCAGGAACAGGGCCGGGGTGTTTGGATTTAAATGCCTGCCAGCGGGCAGTGGAAATGGATGCCGCGTTTTCTTGGCCGGATACTTCGGCGCGGATTTTTTCGATCTCTTCCTTTGCGGCAACAAAGGCGTGCATGACGGAGTTTGCCTGCTCGCCGGTTTCGGGGTGGTTGGCGACGAAATGGAAAACGGTAGATTCCTCGCCAGAGTCTCGGCGGATGCGGGTGGCGGGGGAGTTGTTATTTTCAAAATCCCAACCGAGATGGTCGAGGATCGTGGCGAGCTTGAGGTCGCGGGTTGAAAAGACTGCGAGAGGTTTTGTCGTCATTTGTCGTGATGGGAAGCCCGGAGCGGTGAATCACTCCGCTCCGGGCGCGGGCGTGGGCTTGGGCTTAGGAGGCGGTCATCGCGGTCTCGTAGGAGCGCGCGGTGAGCGAAACGGTCTCGAACTGCTCGGCTGCGAAATTCGTGGTCAAACCAGTGACGATCGTGGTGGCGCCGAGATCGACAGAGGCGGGCATTGTTACGCTGAGGGCACTGCCCACGCTTGCGCTAAAGGATCCGGTGCGCATGCCTTCGATGCTGATTTCTTTAATCACTTCCGACATGGCCACCGCAACCACCCCTCCCTGATCATCCTTGACCTCTGAGAGCGATGCGGTTTCGTTGACACTGAAGCTGGTGCATATGATGCCTGACACGTTTGGCGTGCCATATTCGGCTGTGGATACTGCGGATGAGCGATAGAGAGTTGCGGCCATGGTGGTGGTTGGGTTGGGTTGGTTGCGGGTTTCGGAGAGGGGGCGCGTGTCAAATGCCGGAGGTCGTGAACGCGAAACTCAGGGCGGCGGTGGTGACCCACCGGCCATCGGATTGCGTGTCATCGACCGAGCGGAGGTCCGCTCCGGCGAGGGTGAGGTCCGGCGCGAAGGCGTCGGCCAAGTCGGTCGCGGCGAGGAGGGACGAGCGGAGGGATTCGGCGAGGGCGGTGTGGGCTTCGAGCGAGCCTTCGAGGACGGCGGGCGTGACCAGCACGATGCTCGCGGTGGCTTTGTAGAATCCGCGCGCCACGGCTTCGGTGGATTCGCAACCGGCGAGGAGGACGCTTTGGTCTTGAGGGATGGTCTCGGCGCTCTGGCCGGTGTGGACCGGGATGCCGTCAAAGTCGGGCAGGGCGCGGAGCCACGCGGCGAGGGCGGTTTCGACGGGGATGTTCACGCGGCACCTCCTGGGGACATCGTGGCGAGGTATTCGCCGGGGGCGTGGGTCTCGCTGATCTGCGAGAGGAAGTAGGTCTTGCCGGAGAAGGTGACGGCTTCGCCTCGGCGCGGTGGGCTTTGCAGATCGGCGGAGAGGAAACGGATCGAAAACTCGCCGCCTTGGCGGAGGCCGCCGGTTTCGAGGTCGAGGCCGATGCTGACGGGAGCGAGGCCGACGCGGATTTCAGCCTGGCGGAACTTGACCGTGGTGCCGTGCGCGGCTTGGCGCAGTTGCGCGGAGCGGATGGCGAGGGCGTTACGAGCGGTTGGCGACACGCCACTGGGCGCGTGTCAAAAGATTTGCTCTCACGGAGGCGCGGAGACACGGAGGGGAAAAAGAAAAGCCCCCGGCAGGAGTGAGACTGCCGAGGGCTTTTGCGGGCGAGGAGCGCGGGGTGCGCTTGGAATTACGGGGCGGCTGGGACGATGAGGGCCATCGTGCCGTCGGTGAGGCCTGCAGCGGCACCGAACATCACTTCGAGCGATGCGATGAGCGAGCGGGTGCTCTTGTCGCTGTAGACATTGTAGCTGACCGTGAGGCCGATCGACTCGAGCGTGACGCTGTCGCTGACGAGGTAGTCGTTGTCGGACAGAGCAGGCACGCCTGCGGCCATGACGAGCGCCTCGGGCGAGCATGCGAAACCTTTGAGGTTCGCTTGGCCGCCGAACGCGGTGGCGTAGTGGACGCCGTTCTCGAAGCCGTAAGCACCTTCACCGAGGTTGAGCGCGGTGGTGCTGGTCGGGATGAGGTTGCTGTAGATGACAGGCGAGACGACGAGGCCTTTGCGGGCGCTCTTGTGGACACCGGCCCAGAGCTTGGGCAGCGCGCCGGAGGTTGGGCTGATGCCTGCCTCGGCGGTGGTGATGGTGGCTGCGCCGAAGTTGGCAACGGTGACGGGAGTTGTCGCGAGGGTCCAGATTTTGTCCGCGATCGCGTCGAGGTTGATCTGGATGAGGCGCTCGAGGCGGTGTGCGCTTTGGAGGTCGCTGTAGGCGAGGCCGAAGGGCTGATAGATGTGGTCGAGGACGACGCTGGCTTTGCCGAGGGTCGTGCCGCCGATCGAGTTGAAGGTGGTGGGGTTCACCGATGTGGACGCCGTCGCGGAGGCGATGGGCACATGGATGGTGTCCTTTGGCTTCTTAACATCCGAGCTGAAGTCGGAGGCGAAGAGGTTCAAAGCGCTGAGGCGCTTGCTGAGGACGGTTTTTGTTTGCTGAGCGATGGAGTCAGCAACCAGTGAGCTGTCGATTGTGTTGGGCATTGTGGTGGTTGGTTGGTGTTGGGTTTCTCCTTGGCTCAGGCCTTGGAAATTTTATTGCGGTGCTGCCAGATGGCGGCTTTGTGTTTCTCGAAGAGGGCGCTGGCGGTTTTGCGGTCTCCGGCTTCCACGGCGGCGATGTATTCCGCTACGGGATCGGAGGCTTCGGGTCTGGCGTTCTCGATGACGGGGACGACGCGCGCGGCGGAGAGGCCGAGGCTGCGCTCGAGGCGGGCGAGGGCTTCGCGCTCGGCGGCGAGTTCGAGGCTGGCGTTGTCCAGTTTTGCTTTGTAGGCGGAGATTTCGGCGATCGCGGCATCACGCTCGGCGAGGGCGGCGTTGTATTTGGCGAGGATTTGGTCGGCTGCGGCGATCTTGGCGACGGGGGCGGCGGGTTGCTCGACCGGCTCGGCGACTGACTCGGCGGCTGGCTCTGGAGAATCCGACGGAGCGGACTCATCGGACGGAGCGGACGGATCTACGGGGGCGTTTTCGCTGACGACGGTGGCGGCGATGACCTCGACGGCCTCAGCGACGGCTTCGGGGCTGTAGGTGATAATCTCGGTGTTTTCCATACGCGGTGGCTCGGGTGTCAAAAGTGCGGCGGGGGTGTTGCGGTATTTGGCGAGGAGGTGGGGGCGGTTGGCGCTGGCGGCGATTCGGATCTCGTCGGTGACTTCATCGACGAATCCGGCGGCTTGGGCTTCGGCGGCGCTGAACCAGGTCTCGGCATCCATCCACTCGGTGATCTGCTCGTGGGATTGGCCGGACTTGGCGGCGTAGGCGCTGACCATGTTGGCGCGGATTTTGTCGAGGAGGGCGGCTTGGTCGCGGAGCTCGGCGGCGTCGCCCATGGCCATGCCCCAGGGATTATGGATCATGTAGAATCCATTCGCGGCCATCTTGACGGGGGCTCCGGCTAGGCTGATGAGGGTGGCCATCGAGGCGGCGATGCCTTCGATCTGGACCTCTACATTTCCTCGGCGCTGGAGTGCTGTGGCGATGGCGTTGCCGTCGAAGACCTCTCCGCCGGGGGAGTGTATTTTAAGCACGATAGTGTGATCTGCCGGGATGCGCTGGAGGTCGGCGAGGAAGGACTTGGCGCTGATGCCAAAAGCGCCGATCTCGTCGAAAATGGAGATTTCGGTTTGGCCGAGGTCGGGTTTTTTAGAAAGGGCATACCAGGAGTTCACGCTGGTGGGGCGGTGTCAAACGATGGGTGATTGACCACAGAGAGCACAGAGGACACAGAGGTGGACTAGACTAGGGCGCGGCGGAGGATTTTGTCGGCGGGGAGATTGAGGACCATGCAGAGCTCGCGGAAGAAGCGGGAGTGGAAGAAGGCTTTGGCGGTTTGCCGGGCTTCGGCGACTTCCATGGTTTTGTTGTAGCTCTGGTAGGTGGATTCGTTTTTCAGATCCTTGTAGGCTTGCTCGATGAGGCCGCAGAGGATGCCTCGGAGGAAATCGGGGTCAGGGTCTCCAGGGGCGGAGGTGTTGCTGGATGTGGACTTCTCGGCGAGGAATTGCTTGGGGCGGCGGATCGGGTTGCGGAAGTGGCGGGCGTTTAAATTTTTCGCGGAGGGCATTGAGGAAGAGCCTGCAATCAGGCGGCGGGGGTTGGATCAGGGAGAGTTTGGGCATGGCTGGGGAAGACATCGGCGGGGTTGAGGCCGAGGTCGGCGCATTTTTGCTGGCGGCGGAGGTAGCCGGTGATGATGGAGTTCTCGGTCTCGTTGGCGTCGAGGCCGTGGATGTCGCAATAGTATTCCCAGGACATGTAGCCGCTATCGAGGAGCTGGGCGTAAAGCCTGCCATCTCTGCCATTATCGACCGTGATTTTTTTGGGGGCGCGGAAGGAGACGCGCCACCAGTCGTCGCCGGGGTAGGGGAGGCGACCGGCTTGGATTTCGTGCCAGACCCAGTATTTCCAGAAGGGGCGGCAGAATTGGTCGATGAGCATTTGCTGAAGCCGCTCGAGGAAATTCTGGGCGACTTCGAGGACGCCTCGGAACTCGGTGCCTGCGCTGCCGGTGTTCAGCATGAGGGCTTCGGGTGGGAGGCCGATGCCTCGGGCGATCTCGCCGAGGATGGTCTTGATGAAGGGCTCGAAGGCTCCGGCGGGGTGTTCGTTTCGGAAGCTCTGGATGGTTTCACCGGGTTTGAGCTTGGGGATGAGGTTGCCGTTGTAGAGGGTCTCGGTGGTGAGGTCTTGCGGGGGATTATCGCCGGAGGAGACGCTGGAGAGGCCGCCGCCGAGGCGGACGGCTTCGTTGCTGGTGATGGCGAAGGCGATCTGGGCTCCGGCTTTGGCGCTGCCTTTTTCGTAAGCCAAATACTCGAGGAGGTCGTGGCAGTTGATGATGGCGTTGTGCAGCCAGGAGATGCCGCGTGGGTAGCCGTGGCGGCGGACATGCCTGAAGTGGAGGATGTCGGCGGCGGGGACATCGGTGAACTTCCCGGCGGTGCGGTCGGTGATGACGCGGTAGGAGATGGGTGCGCCGTATTTATCGAGGAGGACGCCGTCGAAGGCGCGCTCGGAGGAGTCGGCGGTGCTGCCTACGGTCTCGCCGCCGAGGAAGCGGACGCGGGCGGCTCCCTCTGCGGTGGTGAGGAATTGGGCGAAGAAGTCGCCATCGACGGCGACTTGGCGGAGGATGAGGGATTGGGCGGTGTAGAAATTGACCTGGGCGGAGGCGTCGAAGGCGAAGGCCTCGGAGCAGGCGCGGTCTTGGAAGGCTTGCTCGGCGATGCGGTTCCACTGCGGGTCGGCGGTGGCGGGCTTGGGCTTGATGCCGGTGCCGACGGCGCGCTGGGCCAAATGCTCGATGAGGTAGGAGGCGACGCCGAGGTTATTGTAAAGCCAGCGGGATTTTTTGAGGAGCTGGAGGCGGGTGTGGGGTGGGGTCTCGCGCTTGGGCTCGACGGTATTCAGGACAACGAGGCCTCGGTTAGGGGACCACTCGGAGGCTTCGAAGGCGGCGGCTTTCGGAGGACGGCCTGCGCCGGGGCGGGGTCCGCCGCGATTTGATTTCTTTGATTCCGGTTTGATTTTCGAGGCCATGCCTCGAGGTGGGTGTCAAAGCGGGCTGGCGTAGCGGGAGCGGTCGATGATGCTGGCGAGTTGGCGGGGGGCGTTGCCTTCCTGGTAGACTTCCATGATGGCGGAGATCTTCAGCTCGCGGGGGAGGAGGCTGAGTTGGCCGCTCGAGGCGGTGCCGTCTCCGGAGATGCTGGTGATGGTGACATCGTCGAGGCCGTTGGCGAGATCGGAAGCCATGGCGAGGAGCTCGGCTTTTGTTTTGCCGAGGGCTTTGAGGTAGGCTTTGAATCCGGCGAGGGCTTGGGCGTGCTGGTCCACGGCTGGGGGAGGGTGTCAAAGACTAGGATTTAACCACGGAGGACACGGAGGGCACGGAGGGGGAGCATTTCAAAGCAGGGACTCGATAAACTTCCCGCGTGACATGTCTCCGCGTCGGCGGTCCAGTTTTGCCCAAGATTCGGGTTGCATGGAGACGCTGCGCGTCACTGCGGTTCGGCCTTTGGCGTTCTTTGATTTCGCGCCTTTGGGGCGGCCTGCGCCTTTGCGCGGGCCGCCGTGGGTGGTGGTTTTTTTCATTTTCTGGCTGTCCATTCTCCGGTCTTCAGTAGGGATTCTTTCATCTCAATCAAACCAGCATCAGCCTCGAGTAGTTTTTCGATCGCGTCTTCTTTGTCTTTGGCTTCGGTGGCTACCCATGATTTAGGCAGACCTCCACGGCGTGCATTGCAGTATCCCCATGAGTAACGGGTCTCGAAAACGAAGCCGATTTGCACTCCGTCAGCGGAGACTTTAAAGGTTGGGCAGTCTTTGTGCCTTGTTTGCGCGGTTGTGATTTTCATTTGTCGTATTGGTTTTTTATCTTCGGCGTTGTGCCTTCGATCTACAGACACACTACTTTCTTTTGATTTTTCGTCAACAGTGTTTTTCAAAAAATGAAAATAATTTTGGATGCTTGCGGAGCCGCTTAAAACCTAGCGCGGCGGGCTGGGAGCATTTCGGTGAGCGCACCGAAATGATCGAACGGATGGGACGGATGGGACGGATCTATTTGAGGACCCACCAGGCGACGCCGTGGAGTTTGGTGCAATCGCCGTAGTGGTCTTCGGCGACTTTTTTCCAAAAGAAGGGACTGAGGCGGGAGTTTTTGTTTTGGAGGAGTTGCTGGCCGGTCAGGCCGCCGATGAAGTCGGTGCCGGTGTCGGCGGGGAGGTGGAGGAGGGGGGGCATTTTTTTGTTAACTCGCTCGAGGTAGAGCTCGGTCTTGGCGGTGAGATCCACATAGGTGACGAGGCGGAGGCTGGGGTAGCCATTGACGGCGGACTGGGTCCAGGTGCCGAAGCTGGCGGTGGAGCCTTTGGAGGGCATGTAGACGCCGGAGGACTTGGCGCAGACTGAATAGACGCGCTCGGCGGACCAGCCGGAATCGATGAGGCCGAAGCGGGGGGTGAATGTTTTTTCTCCAAACTGGTAGCGGCGGGCGGCGAGGAACTCGGGGCTGATCAAGTCCTCGATGGCGAGGACGGTGCCGTAGTCGATGAGCCAGCTCTCGCCGGATTGGATGCGGGCTTCGACGGTCCAGTGTGTCTGGCGTTCGCCGGGGTCGGCGCAGAGGGTGAGGACGACGGGTTCGCAGGGGAGCTGGGCGATGCGGTAGGTGGGGTCGCGGAGGGCAAGGATGGCGTCTTCTTTGACCTGGGCGGCGCGGTTTTCCCAGGGGATGCCGAGGAAGTTGTTGTAAAAATCGTGGAGGCCGCCGGTGGTTTCTTTTTTCTGGAGGAAGATGCGGGCGAGGCTGCCCCAGGAGATCTGCGGGGAGTAGAGGGCGGAGATGTGGGCGGAGATGTGGTCGGAGGGGGCTTTGGGGTTTCCGGCGATCCACTGGCCTCGGCGGACGAGGGCGGTCTGGAGGGCTTGGTGCCATGGGCTCTGGCAGGCGGCGCAGTGGTATGTGGTGTCGCGCTCGACGGCTTCGAGGTCCCACATCCCGGCGAGGTCGCGGTGGGACTCTGGCCATTTGAGCTGCTCGAAGACGAGGGGCTGGGAGTGGCCGCAATCGGGGCAAGTGAGGTGGAAGCGGTGCTGGGATCCGGCGAGGAATTGGGACCAGATGGCGCCGGTCTCGACGGTGGGGGTGGAGGTGAGGCAGGCTTTGGAGACTTTGCGGTAGAAATTCAGGCGGGCCATGGCGAGTTCGAGGGCGGGGGCTTCAAGGGAGGAGTCGTCGGGCCATTTATCGACTTCGTCGGCGAAGAGGTAGCGGATGGGGCGGGAGGCGAGGTTGCCTTCCGAGCAGGCTCCGACGAGCTTGAGGGTGCAAGACGCGAAGTGCATCTCGGTTTTTCGAAAGTCGTCGTCGTTGGAGGGGAGGAGGGGCTTGAGGGCGCGGCAGGAGCGGAGGCGGGGATGGAGCTCGCGCTCGGACCAGGACTTTGCGTTTTCGTTGGTGCTGGTCACATAGAGGATGGGGCCGGGGTCTTCGGAGATGGCCCACATGAGGCAGTTGGCGAGCCAGGTGGTGCCTCCGACTTGGGCGCTTTTTACAAAGGTGAGCTGGCGGATTTTTGGATCGCTGAACCAGAGGTGGAGCTGCCGGAGGTATGGGGTGTAGTCGGCATCGTAGCGGCCGGGGCGAGGAGAGAAGCGTTTGTCGAGGGTGACATTTTCTTGCGCCCACTCGAGAGCGGTGGGGCGGAGGGAGGGTTGCCAGATGCGAGAGAGTTGCTCGCGTGCGGCGGCGTCAAGCAGTGATGGCATCGTCGGGGTTGATGGCTTGCGCAGCGCGTTGGACCTCCTCGGTCTCGGCGCGGATCTTGGCGGCGATGTCGTCGGCGACTTGGGGGAGGAGGGAGAGGATGCGGTCGGGGAGGTTCGAGAGAGCGGCGGCGATGGCGGCGGAGTATTGCATGAGCACCTGGACGGCCTGCTTGCGATTCACCACATCGCCGGAGGCGGCGCTGATGCCGGGGGCGTCTTTTTCGAGACGGCGGAGGGCCTCGGCGTGCTGGAGCCACATGCGGCGTAGCGACATCTCGGCGTCCAGATCGCCGACGGACTTGGCAAGCTCGGCGCGCTCGCGCAGGTCGGCGGTGGCCTCTTTCATTTTCCTGATCTGGTTTTCCAAGGTCAGGTCCTCATCCGACCACTCGCGGGCGATTGAGGGAGCGGCAGGCGCGGCGGCCCCGACCGGTATCATCCCGGCGGCCGCGCGCTCGGCGAGGAATTGGTTCCACCGTGGATCGGCGGCATCGCGCCACTTCCGCACGGCGCGCGGAGTGACGCCGTGCCGCGCGGCGCACGCCTTCACCAGGTCCGCTTGTTCCCTTCCGTGTCTTTTCATTTGTTACGGAACGGAACGATGTCAAACGGAACGGAAGCGGAACGGGTTCCTTGGTTCCGGTTCCGTATGGTTTCGGGTCCGCTCTCATAAAAGTAACGAGCGACTGGCAAACTGCAGAGGGCGCGCACTCAAAGAGATTCCTTTGCACTCGTGGACAACGGAACCGGAACACAGGTGCGGAGGTCTCCGCCTTTAAGACACGACTGTCCCCATACCCATTATCACAAAAGCCTAAAGACCTATGCCACCTATGCCACCTAGTCATCAGAGGAAATCCAGACAATGATGGAGAATGATTTGCAAAACATGGAAAAGACGGGGGTGCTGCGTGGGTGCGTAGGTCTTTTGCGAAATGATAGAAGGGGAAGGGGGCGTGGAGTGTTAAGGTTCGGAACATCGCGGACCTGTGCATGACCTATGCAGAAACAAAAAGGCCCGCCGTGTGGCGGGCCTTGATCCCTACTCGAGGACCGTGAGCGTGTAGACACGTTGCCGGTTCTTGCCGGACTGCCCCCATCGAACCACTCGGCCCGATGGCAGGCGGAACTTCTTCCCACCATACTGCTCGGCGAGGAGCCTACCGAACTTCGAGTTAGCCCGAGCCGTGAGCACATAACGCCGAGGGCCATCCTTCCCGTCCCTCTCCTCCTTGCCTTCAAGCATCCATGTGAACGCATTCACCTCCACGGCCGCCTCGACCACATCTTGGAAACAAAACTCCTGGTCGTCATCCACGCCCTTCGCCAGTTGAGCCACCAGAGCCGTCATGTCCGCCAGTTCCGAGTTGCCCGACTCCTCGACCGGCAGCGGCTCCATCGGATCGCCGAAGCCAGCATGCTGCACCATTCCCCCAAAGACCGCGCACCACGGCTCATAGCCGCGCACGATCCGCATTGGGCTAGGCCGTCCAGCTTCATCCCAAGACCGCACAATCGACCACAGGCACGCGAGGAGTTGGGCGCGCGTCGAGGGCTTCTCCAGCCACTCATCCGAGAAAACCTTCATGATCTTCCGCGCCTGCGGATCCGCCTCGTCAGTCAGCATCCGGCAATGCAGGAAGCGCCGAGCCACATCCGGCGTGACCTCGAGGTTGTTGCCGGTCAGGAACACCGTGGCAATCTTCGGCACTGCAAACTTCTGCTGGGTGTTCATCTTTCGCCCAGTCCAAGTCGCCGCCGTCAAAAACGCATTAAGGGTCGGGGATTTGAGGAAGCCGTTGCAGTCATCAAAAAGGATGTAAGGCGACCCCGCCAGCGACTCCGTATCCAGAATCTTGCGCCAGTCCTCCTGGTTCTCCGGCAGTGGTTGCACATCGCATGTGCCCAGCGTCGAGATGATCGCCAACTGCGCCAGCAGCGTCTTGCCCGAGCCCACCGAGTTCGAGCTGAACATAAAGTTCATCCGCCTCGCCGTCGGCCTCAGCAGCGGCGCGGCAAACATCGCCAACATCGCCGAGATCACGATCGCCTCATTGCGCGAATGACCATCCGCCTTGCGATCCCCGAAAGGAAACTCCGCCACCAGTGCGCGCAAAACATTCCGCGCCTCGTCCAGCGGCATGTCGGTCGCATACTCCACCCCCGAGTTTTGCGTGTAAGTCTGAGCCTCGTGGTCATACCCATAAGGCAGCAACTCGATCCGCCCATCCTTCCTCCGAACCGGCTGCCTCACCGTCGCCACCCGCATCAGCTCACGCTGCCGCTCCAGGAATTGATCGCTCTCCAAGATCGTCGCTGCCGCCTCTACCGTGATCGTCTGCGGCTTCTTTTCGAAAACATTCGGCTTCGGCATCTCCCACTTGAAAGTCACCAAATGATCCTCGCAGTAAGTGCGAAACCTACGCGCCGACATCTCCACCAGCCGACCCTCCGGCGAGATCGTCATCGCCGAGCGCTGCCGCACAAAGACACCATTCTGCGACAAAATCCCCCCGATCTCCCGCGCCATCGTCGAGAGCACCGGAGTGATCTGCACCATCGGCATCTCCGGATTCTCCGCCACTGCAGCACCCGCCGCATCCGCCCGATCCGGCACGATGCCGTATTCTGCCAGCTTCGAGCTGACCATATCTCCTATCTCACTCATGTTATTTTTTTTATTCCTTGGTTGAAATTTCTCTTTCCAGTTCCTCCGCCGCACTCGTCAGCCACTCGTCAAACCGCCCATAGTGCCGACACCCCGCCAACGCCCGCGCCACAGCCTCACGATCCGCAAATTCCCTCATCGCCACCCGACGACACTCCTCCCGCCAAAAAGCCAACACATCCCTCCGAGGCAGCATCTCCGCGATCGTCAAAGCCGGAGCCGACGGCGCGAAATAAAGGAGCTTCTGCTCTTTCTCACCCCGCCAGCAGCTAGGCAGCCGCGTCAACCGCACCGCCGACAGCGCCCCCTGATCCGCCCCCGCCGACACCAGCCCCAGCACCTCCCGCTTGATCTCATCCCACTCCCTCTTCGTCGCCGCATCCACGCGCACAAGCGCATGCACCGACCGCCCCCCCGAGGTCGTAATCGCCGCAATCCTCGGCACCACCCTCGCCAACGCCCCCAGCCACAGCCGCACCGGCGCCTCATCCGATTCCAGCACCATCCAGCGCCAAGCCAGCACCGACTCCTCCGACCGGCGCGACATTTTCCCCAGGCGAGGATTCGGCCGCAGCTTCCCATCCACCGGCTGCGCCAAAAACCAGATGCCATCCTTGCCCGATGTCGGAATCCTCTCAATCGGCCACACCGCCTGGCCCTGGCTCTTGTATTCAGAAAAAACAATCACCCGCTCACCAGCCTCCGCATTATAGAGACGGCTCAAAAACTCCGAGGCCGACACCCCCGCCGGATCCACCTCCGAGCGATTCGCCAACCAAGGCAAATCCACCGAAGCCGCAAAATCCCCCGCGATCCGCCGAAGCATCTCCGGCTCGTAAACCAAACGCGGGCGAGGCTTCGGAGCCACTGCCGTCGACTCATCCCGAGGCCGCACTAGACGCTCCCGATTTTTCCCCAGCAAAAACCCCTGCTCACCCGGACCACTCGCCGCAGAACGCAACTTGTGCTCTAGTTCATGCGTCGTCCAGCGCTCCTCATTTAAAAGATTCCACTGCTCCAAAATCGGCAAAGCCTCCGAATGCGACAGATCAAACCCCTTCACCAGCGCCCGAGCCGCCAGCAGCGTGTGGGTATGACCGCCAGCGCCCGAGATTGCAGGCCCCATACTGGCAAGGTAGCGGTCTGCCCGCGTTGCGACAGAATCTCGTTCTGTCACAGATGTGCCTCCAAAAGTGTTACATCACTACGAGAATCACGATCTTGACACGGTAGGGGCCAGAGGTTCGAACCCTCTACCGCGCACCACCCCCAAGGCCCTTCTCCCTTCATGTCGGCCCAAATCGGATTTGCAAGTGTTACATCGAAGTGTGACAGTCCTGCCGAGTGAAAATTCGCGGCATCTACAAGCGTGGCGACATCTATTGGTTCGCACGCCAGGTTCATGGCGTCCGCTCCCATGTCTCCCTCGAGACCTCTGATCTCGCTCAGGCTCTCGTCCGGCGCGACGAGATTTTGAATGCGGGCGTCCTGCCCGATGGCGAGATGGTCGAGCACGCCGTGGCACGATACGCCACCTGGGCACGAGACACCGGAAAATGGACGGCCGCCTCTGTCGATAGCAAGCTCCCCGTCCTCAAATGCTGGGCGCGCGACATGGGTCGCCTCCGCCCCGAGGAGATCACCACGGCTCGCCTCCGCCAATGGCACGATGCCCGCCGCGCCGCCACCAGCCCCTCCACCGCATACGGGAATATCATGCTCCTCCGAGGCTTCTTCCACTGGTGCCGCTTCGAGGCCCGCCTCTCCACGCGGAATCCCGCCGAGGCCCTCACCTCCCGAGAGAGCCCGCACCGCATCCGCGCGCCAAAGACCACCGCGCGCAAAGATTTCTGCACCCCCGAGCTCCGAGACCGCCTCATAGCCGAGTGCACCCGCGACGATCTCCGCTTCATCCTCTACTGCGGCTTCCACGCCGGTCTGCGCAAAGCCGAGATCATCGAGGCCCACGGCCAGTGGTTCGATCTCCGCGCCGGTCTGCTCCACCTCCGCAAGCACTCCGGCATCGCCTTCAAAGACCGCGAGGAGCGCACCGTGCCGCTCACCCGCGAGTTTGGCCGTTGGATGAAAAAACAAAAACCCGCCCCAGGCTACATCCTCGCCCCGTGGAAGCTCACGAGAGGCCGCAGCCTCTACCGGTGGGATTTCGACCGCCCCTTTGCCGACTACATGGCCGCCCAAGGCTGCCCGTGGGTCACGCCCCACATCATGCGACACACCTTTGCCAGTCTGCTCGCCAGCGCAGGCGTCAGCATCTTTAAGATCGCCGAATGGCTCGGTGACGATGTCCGTGTCGTGCAAAAACATTACGCCAAGCTCCTCCCTAATGATTCCGAGATTGAGCGGGCCTTTGCCCAGCCGCCGCCCGCAAAGCCTCCACGCCCTCGTCGCACACCCGCCGCCAAGCCCCCAGGCACTCGTCGTAGTCGAAAAGCGTAAGCCGGTTCCCGCACACCTTCGGCTGCAACCACCCCGCCTTGCGCAGCATCCCCAGCATCCCTTCGCCCCCCACGATCCGCTCCGCATCCTCGATCGTCGCCGCCCCACGGCGCTCCTGCATGATCACCGAGTATCTCATCCGATGCGCTGCTGGTATTTCTGCAAAACCGCCCGGCTGTAATCCGAGTTCGGCGACAGCAGCGCCACGGCCAACTCCGCCGCCTGCTCCCGCCACCCCTTCATCTCCAGGATCAACCTCGCCTGATCATCGTGGAATGCCTTGGCCAGTTCCCGCGCCGACTTGATCTCCTCCGATTGCTCCAGCAGCCGGTCGCCCGCCTCGCGGATCGCCGCCGAGGCCACGCCATCCTCGCTCACGATCTCGGCCGCCAGGGCGTGCATCGCCACGGCCAAAATATGCGTCTCTGTTCTCATTCTCTGTGTCCTCCGTGGTTAAATCCCCGGAGGGTGGGGGAAAGGAGCCCAGTGCAGGACCTCCTCCTCGATCTTGTCCGCCGAGACGAACCTCCAGACGCGGCCATCGAGGAAGCCCGTCCACACTTCGCCCCCCTCCAAATGCAGCAGCACCGTCTCCTCATCATCCGGCAGCTCATCGCCCACCGGCCGCCAAAAGAGTTGCCGGAAAAACCTCGGCTCCCTCTCCGTGCCCTCTGTGTCCTCTGTGTCCTCTGTGGTTAAATTCTTCATTACTCTTCCCCTCCGAGTTGGATCAGCGTCGTCGAAGCCGCGCGGTGCGCGCCCGCCATGTCTGCCAGCAGCGCTTTTACTTTCGCCAGGCGACGAGGCTCCCACTTCACGGGGAAGCCATCGTCCTCCGCCCGCTTCACCCATCGCAGGAAATCCATGTGGATCGCCTCGAGTGTGAGGATGCCCGTCGTGCCCGCCGAGGCCGTGCCGCCCTTGCTCGAATCCTCCCGCACGACCTCCCCCGCTTTGATTGATTTTTTCAACTCCAGCGGGGTCAGGGCGAATTCCTCCGCCACTTGCAGCCACTTGCTCGCTTCCTGTTGCCATTCCTCACGCGCCTTGCCGAGGCCATCCAGCGCTTTTGAGAGCGTCAGGTGGTGTTCATCGGAAAGCGCCTCTGATCGCGCTCCCTCCAGCGCTTCCAGCGCCTCCGCCGCACGCAGGTCCTTAAATTCGAGTTGGAGCGACTTTTCCGCCTCGGCCACGACTTCATCGCCGAATTGCCTGCGGCCCTCCATGCGCCAATCCGCCATCCAGCGGAGCGACGAGCCGCGCGCGGCGTGGACATAGCGGCCGATCTGCTCCCATTCCTCTTGGGAGGGCGGCCGGGTAAAAACAAGAGCCCCGCGTGAAAATGTGCAGAGCCCTTCGGGTAAGGTAAGTGTGTTGTTGTTCATGTTATTGATTCACAACGCCTAAATTGCCGGTTATGTCGGACTCAGTTCTTAAAATAGACTCTTTTAAGACATTTTTAAGAGATAATGCTAATTCATGACCGAATTCATGCATTGCAGGCTGAAATGTGTGACTGCCTAAACAATGAATAGCTTCTGCTAAAACCAAAAGGGCTGCCGAAGAGTCTGTTACACTGTAATCGTTAACAAGTTCTGCATAATCATCTACCAGTTCTTTTAATAATTTTGACATTTTTAATCTCCTATCGTTTCTCCCAGGCCTTGATTTGTGCATCGCGGAAAGTCTGCCTGGAGCTTTCGGCCTTCCGGAATTTGAAAACGCCCAGCCGGATCTTGTCGGCCCACTGGGTCGTGTAGTGGCTGATGAGCGCGCGGGTGCAATCGATCTGCCGCGCTATCTCGGCTTGGCTGTGGATGCTATTTGCCTCATCCAGGCCCGCCGCGAAGATCAGCCCGTAGACTTTGGCGCGGATGTTTTTGCAGGGCCTTGTAAATTCTGAGAGCACCTTGGAAAGGATTTGGGCGACTTCCCAATCCACGCTCTCCGAGAGGGCGGCATCCTTGTATTCCTTGATCCGGCGGGCGAGGGCCAAGCCTACGCCCATTTCCTCGCAAATGAGATCCACCTCCGTGTCGATCTCGCTCATGTCGTCGTAGTAGTGTGGCTCGCGGATCATTATTTCAGAGTCTCCCGAATGATTTCGTGCGCTTGTTTGCGGAGTTCCTCAGCGCGGCGCAGGAGGGCGAGGGCCTTATCCTCGAGGCGCCGCACGCGTTTCTCCTCTTTCGAGGATTTGGCTTCGCGCCGGTTCATGGCATGGCCTCCAATTCCGCTCGGATCTTGGCGAAACCCTCGGCGATTTGCGCCTCCGTGAGCGGGTTGGGGTGGGGACGGCCCCGGCGAGTTTTTGGCCGGGTGGGGGGAGCTTTTGGGATCACGAGGAGCTTTTGGGCGGTCGCCAGGAGCGCGGTGGCCGTGGCGAGGAGTTCGGTGGCGGTTTGGTGGTGATTCATAGTTGGTTAGGGTTTGGAGGGGGAAATGGCGGCGCATTGCCAGAGGAGTTCCACGGTTGCGATTTGGCAGTGGTCGAAGTAGCACTCGGCGCACACCGGCCCGAGGTCCGGATCCAGGAGTTCCGAGACCCGCGCATGGCCGAAAGCATCGCAGACCAAGCACAGGCAGCCGACTTGGTCCTCGGAGAGTTCCAGGCTATTCATCGAAGTCCTCCCATTCCGCCCACCGCTGGCGGCGCTCCTGCATCCGGCGGATGCGGTCATACATATTGCGCTGGCCCATGCAGTAGCAGGCCCACATCGAGCCAAAGGCGATGAACGACAACAATACAGCCTCCCACGCGCTCATTTCGCGACCTCCTGTTTTTTGATAGCAGCCTCTAAAATCTTCGCCTTGGTTTTGTATCCATGGTCCAGACACATCTGGCGCGCCACTTGCAGATTGGCTAAACACCGCTGAGTGCCCTGGATGTTCGAAAGTTTGATTTGAGTCCGCAGATCGTCGACCGAGCCGAAAACCAAGCGGTCCACATCCTCGCCATCGATGATGATCCCCTGACGATCGGGCATGAGCCCCTCGCGCCAGTCCTTGAGATCAACCCCTCCGTGCTCTCTGTGTTCTCTGTGGTTAATCATTTCGCCAACCTCCTGGTAAGCGCCGCCAGCACCACAGGCACGGCGAGGAGTTGGAAAAACTCGATGCCGTAGCCGAGGCATCGAAGGATGGTTTCGTATTGCTCACTCATTTTTTGTTCAGGGTTGGGTTGGGTTGGCATCCGAAAACTCGCGCCGTGCCGCCGTGTCGCGGCGCACGAGGTCGCGGAGGTATTCGGAAAAGCTGGAGTAGGTCCCCTCGATCCGCCGGAGGGCTTGGGCATGCAGTTCGGCCGGGATGCGGAAGCCGATGAAGGGGTTGGCCGTGTCGTTTTGTTCGTCGCTCATGTGTGCTCACTTTATTTTCAAAGTGCGCTCACTTTGCAATCAAAGATTTTATCTGGCGGGGTATTCACCCCATGTTTCTCGAAAGATTTCTCTTGACACCCGCATGGGGACTGGGTTTGCGGGCGAAATTATTTTTTCGGGGTGCAGCGCTAAAGAAAATAAAAGTTGCGGAATGTGTGCACTCGTTAAACAATTTTTAACGATATGAGCGCAGAAGAAAAATTCGTTGGCTTCCGGGCGGACCCCCGCCTTGTGGAGAAAATCAAAAAGCGTGCCAAGTCCGAACACCGCAGCCTAGCCGCCCACATGCGGTGGTTGGTGGAGCAAGATCTCGGGGGAGGGAACAGCTCGATACTGCAGGACAGCCCGGAAGGAAACGATCCTGTGCCTCTTGTCCGACACTCCAAAGTTTCTTATTCTACAAAAAAAATTAAACGGAAATAAAAATGTAATTATACGCCCATTACTCTAGATGCAGGGCGGCGCACTAAATTCTATTATGCCTCACACCTATCATGTTGAGTTTTTCAAGACGCGCTTCTTCAGCGGAACAGCAGATCCTGAGAGGCTAAAAAAAACACTGAATCGGCTTGGCCAAGAGGGGTGGATGCTGGAGAGAACCATTGCCGAGCGGAAGCGAGTCTTCCTACTATTCTCCCGAGAAGTCCACATTCTGATTTTTCGCTTTGTCGGCGCAGATCCCAAGCCGGAACTGATGCGGCAACTGCTCCGTGCTTACGGCCACGAGCCCGTGGCGTAACTAAGCCTTGCCCGATTTTTTTGCGGGGCGGTAGAAGGTTGTCGTGCGCGGGGTGCCTTTGCCGTCGTCCACTTTGTGCGTGCAGCGGTCGAGCAGGCCCTTGCTGGCTTTCCCGGAAAGCATACGGGAGGCCCCGGAGTAGCTGAGGCCGAGCTCCTCGGCGATTTCGCGGACGGTTTTCCACCCGGCGGCGCGAATAGGAGCGGCATCCGTGATGCGCGCGTTTTCAAACACGGCATGCCAGGCTTTTTTTAGATCGGCAGGAGCCAGGGATTCCCTTGCTTTCTTTCGCATAGGTTCACGGTGCAGGTGCGCTCGTTGTAATGGCCGTAGGCGAAGCCTTGGGACCATGCGAGCGTCGCCCGGCGGGTGGAGGCATACGCCATGTCGAAATTGGCGAGCATGCCCACGCAGTAGCCGCTGGCGCCGTCGAGATTGCGGGCGCGCTCCCAGCCGACTCGGTGCAGGTGGGCGAGCACCACATTCCCATAGGTCTCCGCGTGGTCGCGGATGGCGGAGACATTGAACATGTAGCCGTGGACGAATTTCGTGCCGCCGAGGGTGACGCTGCGACGGATGCCGTAGGGGGTGAGGGTGGCCTTGAGGGTCTTCGCCGTGTCCTCGAGCTTGGCGATCGTCATGTTCGCCGCGTAGGCGAGGAGCGCGTTCGGGCTTTTGGAGAATTTCCACAGGCGCGCCTCGTGGTTGCCGCACAGGATGTGCTGCGGCCGGAGCTCGTGCAGGAATTCGATGCCCGCCGAGAGGTCTCCGGTGACATCGGCGGCGTGGTCGGAGTCGTTGCTATCGCGCACGGCCCCGGCGCGAAAGGCCGATAGATCGATGAAGTCGCCGAGGTGCAGGGTCGTGTCGGGCTTCCAGCGTTCTTTGAAAGTGAGCACGGCCTTGCGGGCCTCGGGATCGATCTCCGCGCCGTGGCTGCACCCGACGGCCATCCATTTCTTCCAGCCTTTCATATTTTGGGAGGGGCGTCAGGGCCGAAGTCGTCTCGGCTAAAAAGTGGCTTCCCGTGCTCGTCGAGAGTCGGGAAATGGCGGAGGCAGGAATAGGCGCGGTCTTTGAGTTCGCTGCCTTTTTTGGGGCGTGTGTCCGTGGTCATGAGGTCGCGCAAAAATTGGCGGGTCTTTTGGAGGGCGTAATACTGCTCGCAGCGCAGACTCACGCTTCTTCTTCCTCCTCTTCTTCCTCGTCCTCCTCGAAAGGCCAGAGGAGTTCTTCGGCTTCGCGGGCGAGGGCTTTGGCTGCGAACTGGTTTCCGAATTGGAAATCCATGTTGTAGGTGACGGCCTCGTCTTCCCACGAGACGACGCAGATGCCATGCGCGAAATGCTCGGCGAGGAGGGCGCGGGCTTGGAGCATGACGGCCTCGCGGTCTTTGGGCGGGGCGGGTTTCTTGGCCATATCAGAGCACTCGGTTGAGGGCGGCGAGGAGGGCGGCGTGCGCGGCGGGGGAGCAGTCGTCTTTGCGGCCGGGGGCGACATCGGCGTGGCGGAGGATGTTCGAGAGAGGGATGTGGTTTTCGCGCAAGATGGGGAGGAGGTATTCGACGGCGGAAAGGAGGGCGTCTTCGGAGAGCGGAGTTTGGTAGGTGTCGCCTTCCCATGCCATGCCGACAGAGAATGAGTTGGCGTCTTTGCGGCCTTGCCAGCTTGAGACTCCGGCGTGCCAGGTGCGTTGAGTTGGGAGAGCGAGGGCGGTGCGTTTGCCGTTGCGAGCGATGATGCAGTGATAGCTGACTTTGCTGACGGGGTCGGAGCACCATGAGACAGATCCGGCGTAGGCTCCGCTGGTGTGGTGCAAGATCACATGGGTCGGCTTGATCACGCGGCCCGCGCTGATGTTGGGCGTGCGCTTGTTTGTCTGCTGGTAAAACTTCGGCTCGGGCTTGATGGTGCCGGAGGTTTTGGCCGGGGAGGTTTTGGCGGGCTTCGCGGGCTTCGGCTCGGGCTGTGGCGCGGGGGATACCTGCGGCTTGGGGAGCATAAAGAAGCGAGCGAGGAGGCTGATCATTTGTCGCGGAGAGTGCGGGTGTTGAGCTTCATCCCGGCGGCGGCGAGCATTTCGGGCGTGGGGGTGAACTCAAAGGTGACATCGCCCGCTTTCGTGGGGTAGGTCACGGCGCAGGAGGTGAGGAGCGCGGCGGCGAGGAGAAGAAGCAGGGCTTTCATTTTTCGTCGCGGAAAATCTCGTAAGCGGCGATGAGGCCGATCGCGGCGGTGGAGATGGCCTCCCACTGCTCGGGGGAGATGACGAGGCCGGACAAGGCTAGAACCGTGGCCAAACCGGCCCAGGTGGATCGTTGTTTCAATCTCGAGAGCAAGTCGTTCATGCTACGCGCGGCGTGTCAAAGCCCTAGCTGTTGTGGCGGTCGAGCTTGGATTCCAGCCGGTCCATGATCTGGATTGCCCGGTTGGTGGTCTGCTGGTTGCTGGAAATGACCTCGAGCATTTCGCGGTTGGCGGTTTTGAGGTGTTTCACGAATTCCTCGTTCTGCTCATCCATCTTCGACTCCACGCGCTCGAGGCGCTTGGTGAACCATCGAAACAGGATGCTGGCAAAAATGAGGCCGATCACCACGAGCGCGATCAGGTGCCAGGTGGCATCCTGTCGCGCGGCGTGGTTGACAAAGGTCAGTGCGGACTCGGGGGTCATGAGTTCGCCTGAGCGATGAGGTTGCCTACGATGGCTGTAGTCGCGACATTCGCGAGGCGCTCGGTGTTGAGGGCCGAGACTTTGGCGAGTTCGTCGGTCAACTCCGTGCGGACTTGGCTGGCCACGGTGGCGGCGCTTGGGGCTGTCGCACCGCTGACTGGGGCGTCGATGCGGGCGAGTTCGGTGGCGAGTTCCACGCGCACCTCGTCGGCGATGGCGGCTGCGGTTGGGACGGTCGGCGCATTAGTGAGGGTCGTGACGGTCGCCAAGGTGCCGGATGGCGCGAGGCGTGAGCTGATGGCGGCATCGATGCGGCCGAGTTCGACCGAAAGCTCGGTGCGGACTTGGCTGGCGATTTCGGCTTCGGTCGGCACATCGGGCGAGTTGGTGAGGGTATCGACCACGCCTCCGGTGATCTCTTTGGTGCTGGCGCTCCACACGGCGCTTGCCACGGAGGCAGCGCTGGGAGCGGCAGCGGTCGGGATGCTGTCGATCTTGCCGCCGGTGCGCTCGAGGTCGCTGCGGATGGCTGCGACAAGCGAAACTTCCGAGAGGTTCTGGTTGCCGATCGCTCCCACGATTGCGTTGAGCACGGCTTGGCCGTCGCCTTCGTTGAGGAGCGATCCTTCGACTGCGGTTGCGATTTGCGCGGTGGTCGGGATGTCGGATACCGCTGCGGGCGAGGCCGGGAGGTTGTCGGTTTTGCTTTTGATCGCGGAGATGTCCGAGTTGGCTGGCGCGGTGTAAGACGCCGAAGCCAGTCGGCTCGAAACGGAGGCGTCGAGATTGCTGAGTTCGGTCAGCTCTGTGCGAACGGCTGAAGCCACAGCGGCGGCTGTCGGGGCGCTGGTCGGGGCTGTGTAGGCTGCCGAGGCCAGACGGCTTGAGACGGAGGCATCCAGATTGGAAAGCTCGGTCAATTCCGTTCGGACGGCGGAGGCTACCGAAGCGGCACTAGGCACGCTAGGGAGGTCGCCGGTCGTGAGGGTCGAGCGGCTCGAGATCGTTGCGTCGAGGTTTGCCAGCTTGGTCGAGTTGGAATCAAGCTCCGTTCGCACGGCGCTGGCGATTTCAGCCTCGGTTGGAACATCTGGCGAGTTGGTCAGCGTTGTGGCCGTGTCAACCAGCCCGCCGGTGATGGTTCGAGATGCTGCGCTCCACACGGCGGCAGCGATGTCTGATCCAGTGACAAAGGCTGTGCCGACCGTGTTGTCTGTGGCGACTCCCACCGCAACCTGACTTGGCAGCGGCACGGCCAGCGTGCCTGTGGCCGCTCCTCCTGCGTAGCTTAATCCGCTGCGCACATCGGTGGCGGCGGGCATGTCTGCGTTGGCCGTTGCGTCGATCAGTGTCTTTGCGCCTGCGGTGTCGCAGAAATTAAACACAGCGGTATTGGTTCCATTTTTTTTAAGGCGGATACGGCCATCAACTGGACTTTGTCCAAGCGATCCGAATTCTATTTGCTCGACAATGGTGATCGACGATTGGTTAAACACATTGCTGACTCCAAAAGCAGGAGACAAGCCTACAGAGCTGCCGCCAAAGCCATTCCCAACTGCACGGGTGACCGTCACTTGCCCGGTCTGGCCGTTAAAAATTCCTGGGGCGGCAACTCCTCCAACTGCGTGACCAAATACAGTTATATTCCCTGCGCCATTTCCACGAATGCCGTAAGAACTTGATGTCGAACCGCCTGTAACAACTCCAGTTAAAATACAATTTCCAGCGCCAGCAACGCGAATTCCTTCGGCATTAGTTCCAGAGCCAGAGCCGCCGGTTACATTTCCGGTGACAATTAAATTTGCTGTGAGACAGGCAGCTCCCAATGCATTTGTTGCAGTTGTAGAAGCAGCCGAAATGTTACCGGTTACATAAATTGTGCCCGTGCCCGACAAATTATTTAAACCAATAGCAGAATTGGCAGTTCCTCCGGTTATATTTCCGACAACAAAAATACTTTGACCAAAGGAGGGGTTTGCCGTGACGCAATTTGTGCTTGCAACAGAGCCGCCAAATATGTTTGCCGTGAGCGTAATTCCGTCCGAGAGCGTGAATCCTCCGCCTGCTGTGGCTCCGCCGGTGGCGTCGTTACGCACTTGGCCTGTCGCGCCGAGGTTGGTCGAGACATTGATCGTGATGCTGAATGAGTTCGCAACAAGCACATCGCCGCTTGCAAAAGTGACCGCAGCGGCTATGCCGCTGGGCGAGGTGGCCCAGACATCGGCGGCGTTGATGTTTCCTGCCTTGCGGGCAAAATAGGTAGCCATGATTAGAGTCCTTTCGCGGTGATGTAGGCTTGGAGGGCGGCTTGAATTGCTCCCACCGCTTGCTGGGTGGCTTCGTCGCTGCCTGCGAGTGAGCCGAGAGCGATGCCGATGGCGGACTCGTCTGCGGTGATGACTTCGCCGTCCTCAATGCGGGTAGGAACAAGACGCATGGCAACATTTGCGTCTGAAGAACCATCGCCCAGATACCGGCCCGTTATGGCCAAATTGAGCGAGAATTTCGGGTATTGTTTGCCGTTGATTTCGATTGGGTTGGTAGCGTTCATGGTGTTTGGATTTTTGGGTTAGCTGTAGGTGAGAGATTGTTTGGAAGACCACGCGCCGGTGGCGCTGGATTCCGTGCTGGATGTTCCTGCGGAGTTGAAAATGGTGCGGGAGATTTCCCAGTTGGCGCTGTCGTAGACGCTGCCGTTGTTGGGAAAGTCGGCGTAGAGGAGGAAGCCTAGATAGGTGGTAAGGCCGTCGGCGGAGAGGTCGAAGGCCCAGACGCGGTCGGGGGCGTCTTTGGTTCCGGCGAGTCGGTAGACTTCGCCTGTGCTGGGGTGCTTGGCGTAGATGCGGCGGTCGGTGTGGTTCACCGAGATGGCGCCGGGGGCGAGCTGGTCGGCGGTTGGGATTTTGCCCGCGACCGTCGAGAGTTTGGGAACTATTTGTGTGTTTGCCATGTGGCGTTTTTTGTTTTGCGGGTTTGGGAACCCCCGCTTGGCGGAGCGCTATGGAGCGCCCCGCCGGGGTTGGTGGGCTGGTTAGTAGGTTCCGCCGTCGATCGTGGACTCAAGAGCGCTGATGCGGGTCTCGTGGTCGGCGACATCGGCCTCGACTGCGTCCAGGCGGCTGTCGGCGCTGGCTCCTTCGAGGGCCGTGATGCGGTTGGAGAGCGAGGTATCGGCTGTCGCGCGAGTCGAGCTCTCGGCATCCAGATTGGTCTGGACTGCGGCGATGTCGGACTCGAGGCCGGACACATCCGACGCGCGGGCAGCGGCTTCAGCAGAGACTGCGGCGATGCGGGCGGTCTCTTCCGAAACGATGTCGGCCTCGGCTGCGGTGACTCTTGTGGTCAGCGCGCTCAAGTCGCTCGAGACACCATTGATCGAGGTCTGGAGGCCAGAATCACCGGCGATGCGTGCAGTCTCTTCGGCGGCGATGTCGTCGTTGATCGAGGAGATTGCGGATGCCAGGGCGTTGTCGTTCGTGAGATCGACGCTGTTGATGAGGTCGACGATTTCTTTGAAGCTGTCCTTGTCGGCGTCAGAAGCGGAGAGGATCGCGTCGATGCGGCCTTTCTCTGTCGAGATTTTGCCGTCGAGAACGAGGTCGGCTGCTTCGCGAGCGGATTGCTCGGAGCTGATCGCGGATTGGCGGGCGGAGGTCTCGGCGGCGATGTCGTCGGCGAGGTCGCTTTCGGCTCCTTGAGCGCGGGAGATTTCCGCATTGAGGTTCGTGGTGAGCGTCGTGTCGGCTGCTTCGCGGGCGGATTGCTCGCTCGAAACGGCGCTGTCAACATAGGTCTTTTTGGCGAAGACATGCTCGCCGCCGATGGCGAGAACGCCTTCGGCTGTGCCGATGAAGAGTGACTTGTTCAGCGTGTCGAATGCGACTTCACCAGTCTGCAAGGAGACGGGAGCGCCTGAACCGCGTTTGATTTTGATGATTGGATTGGCCATGGCTAATTAGGTGGTGGTGGTGGTTTTGGTTGGGCTGTTCGTGGGTGGGTGATTGTCAAAAATTGCCCGCGTCGATCACGGGGATCATGAGTGCGTAGGCGCTCGCGGTGGTGCTCCAGCGGTAGGGCATGCCTTCGTCGAGGGCCATGTAGAGGCGGTCCGGTTTCCCGACGCTCGGAAAGCTCGAGCGGCTCGGGTATTCGACGACGCTCGGCGGGAGGGTGAGTTCGAACGAGGAGAGATCGAGCGTCTGCGTGATGTTGCTCTCGGTGATTGTCGTCATTGGTAGGAGAGCGTTGTGCGGTTAGCCCACGAGCCGGTGGCGGAGGCGGTGGCGAGGATTTGGCCTGCGGCGTTGAGGGTGCTGCGGCGGATGGTCCAGGTGGTGGCGGTCTCGGGGAGTGCTGGCGCGGCTGGGCGGTTGGCGTTGAGGAGGCGACCGCTGTAGGTGGTGAGGCCGTTGGCGGATTGGTCGAAGGCGAAGAGGTAGAGGGTGGGGTCGATCGGGCGCTGGACGGTGCGCAGGCCGAGGGCGGTGGCGACGAGGAGTTGACCGGCGGCGGGATACCCATCGAGGAAAATGATTTTTCCCGTGGCGAGGTTGACGATGTAGTCCACGCTTGGCGCTTGCACGACGCCGTTGAGGGTCACGATGACATGCGAGGGGTTCGCTGAAGCGAGGCCGCTCACGGAGTAGGTGTCGGTGAGGCCGTCCGCCGTGTGCGTGGTGGTGGTGATTGAAAGTTCGGGCGCAGAGGCGACAACTGCGGCCGCGAAGTCAGTTATCTGGCTGGCTGTGTGGGTGTGGACGGCGGCGGCTTTGCCGTTGATCTGGGTCTGTAGACTGCCGATCGATGCGGCTGCTTCGGCGATGGAGTCCAGCGCGGCGGGGTCGAGGTTGCTGGCGAGGAAATCAATCCGCGTCGAGAGCGCGGCATCTCCGGAGACTCGTGCATTTTGCTCCGTGGTCAGGTCGGCGGTGCGGGCGATGGTGGCGGCGAGGCGGGCGTCTGGCAGAGTGCCGGTGGTGAGAAGCGAGGCGTCGATGGTCGGCGGCGCGGCGGCGACGACGGCTTCCGTGAAATCAGTGATCTTGTCGGCTGTGAGAGGAGGGGAGAAGCCGACCCACGCGAAGCCATTGAAGCGCCACAGGCGGCCGTCGGGCGCTTCGTATTCCTGATTTAGAGTGGGGTTTTGTGGAAAGATGATCATGGCAGGAGCGCGGCGGCGTAATCCTCGGCGGTGATTTCCTCGGCTCCGGCGACGGCGAAATGCGAGGCGATGGGCGGGATGGCGGCGATGAGGCAGTGGCCTTTCGCATCACGCGGGGCTTCCGAGGCAGGAGCGAACCATGTGGAGGCGCTGGAATTTGGGAATCCGCTGGCAGCATCCATCGCAGTTCGGATGGCTTCGTAGGTCTCGGAGGTAGTGCGGAAAAAGCGGCTCACAGCGCAATCCCCCATTTCGTGGAGAGGTAGGCGTGGACGGTGTCGCGCTCGGAGGTGGTGAGTAGGCGGTCGTAGGCGATGACTTCGCCGATGGAATTGGCGCCGGGGCTATTCAGGCTTCCGCTGGCATTGATTCTGCCAGAGATTCTGCCTCGCGCGACATTGTATTGTCCGCTCGGAAAAGTATCTGCAAAGGCTGCTCCGGGGACGGCATTGAGGTAATTCAATATCTGGCTCCCGGAGTGGCTAAAAGTGCCGATGCAATAGGCCCCTAGTGTGTAGACTTTTGGAGAGCGAGTGGTCGATGCGCCGTCTACAAAAGAGCCGACCTCCGTAGTCCGCTGAATTGCGCCAGTGTAAATACTGACATCAGCAACTCCGGCTTCCGACTCGCTAAACAGGCCGCCTTGAACTTTCTCAGTGTTTATTGCGAACAGTATGAAAAGTGTCTGCGCGGAGTATGGGCGTGAGTAGGTCGCATCAAGAAAATCGTCAGTGCCGTCGAATAAAATCGTGGCTTTGCTATTGAGCCCGGCGGTCGCGAGGGTCGGGCGGCTGTTGACGGTGGCCTGCGAGAAATGGCGGGCGTTGCCCGAGCGGTCTTCCCAGCGGGCGACCTTCGCGCCGTTGGCGGTGACGGCGGCTCCGCCGGTCGTGGCATCGAAGAGGCCGGATGTGGCATCAAGCCAGAGGGCGAGATTGGCAAGGGTAGTCGGAGCCCATGCGGGCGGCTCTCCTCCCCCTCCCCCTCCGCCGCCACCGCCTCCTCCGGTGAAGAGCGGGATGCTGCCGAGCTGCACGGCCGATGCGGTCGTGGCTCCGCTGGGGACGACGATGTAGAAAGTGGTGGGGACGAGGGTGGCAGGGAGGCTTTGGACGACGGAGATCGAGGCTACGCCGGTGCCGGAGACTTTGGCGGCGAGGGCGGTGTCGAGACCGGTCGTGTCGGCGATTGCGTGGCTGTGGGTGGATGGAGCAAAGGTGAGGGGTTTGCCGGTAATTTCGGCCCAGGCTGTCGACCCCATACCGGCGGCGGTGGAGTGCGTGAATTCGACCCATGCGCCTTCGAACCAAGTGAAGAGTCGCCCGAGGTCCGTGTGGACCCAGCGGGTGTATTGTGCAGG